CTGAGCCGACCTTGTACTTCATGGTGAAGATGTTGGAGCCCGGCGTCAGCCCGGTGAAGGTGTGGAACCCGGCGACCCGGTTCACCTGGCCCAGAGCTACACCGTCCAGGACCGTCCGCCAGGCGTCGCTGGCGGCTACCGAGGTCGCCCCGGATACGGCGACGGAGGTATCCGTGGCGCTGTTGGTCGCGGTGTTCTGCACCCCGGCTGTGAACAGGACCACGGCGATCGTCCCGCAGGTCACGGTGACCTGGGGACCGACCGTCGTCAGGTCGACGTACGAGGTGCTCCCGGTGCTCTGCGAGGTCACCACTGTGGACGTCTGCATCGTGCGGGCGGCGAGCGTGTTCACCCCCGTGGCCACGAAGTACTGACTGGCGGCCGAGGCGAGGGCGACCGCCGTCGCGTTCAGGTTGTCGCGGACGGTGGCGTTCCAGGTCGCGGCCGGGAGGGTCGCGTTGGCTACCGCTGTGACCGGCGCTGTCCAGGCCATGAGGGCACCCTTCGTTACGAAATGTAGTAGCCCTCGACGAACGTGGCTTTGATCTTGTACGTAAGGTCGGAATGGCTGGGGGTTGTCACCACGAATGTCGCATGGTCCGCCCCGATATCGACAGTTTCCAGGGTCACCTTCTCGCCACCCGGGGCCGTGCTGGCGTTGTCCGTCAGGAACCCACTGACGGGCACGTATCCGGGCGGCGCCAGAACGTCAACGGATTGCACGCCCGTTCCTACCGAAACTCCGGGAATCGTCTTGGTCACCTCTACGTTGGTGACCCGTGCGAACTTCATGATTCACTCCACTCCATATTCGGCGTTCTCGGCGAGCAGGTCGTCCACGCTCTGGCCGTGCTCCCTGACGCCCATACGGACAGCCAGGGCATGATCCGCCGGGAACCAGTTGCGGGTGTGGGGGACCGGGCGCCGGTTCAGCGCCGCCATGACCCCCTGCACCAGGTCCGCCTCCGGCCACTCGATGTCCACCTGGAGCCCGCAGTGCGTACAGGTGAACTGCTGCCGGGGACGGAGCCGGGGTGAGGTGGCCAGCGCAGGGTTGACCCGGTCGAACAGGTGCTCCACGTTCCCGCAGTACGGCCGGGGGCACTCCGCCACCCAGTCCCCGCTGTAGACGAACGCCACGGCCCGCTCGGTGATCAGCTTCATGTCGCGAACAGCCCTCCGTCGAAAGTTCCCTGGACAGGATCGTCCCAGATCCAGATGGTGTGCGGGTCGTCGCTGGTGATCGGGTCGAACACGCCCTGGTCGAACCCGGATCCGCGCTTGTCGAAGGTGAAGGGGTTCACGGGCGCCTCGCTGGCCGTGGGGACCTTCTCGCACCCGAGCACGACCGCGTGGACGGGAGGCTTGTTGGTCCAGATGCGCTGGATGGTGTGGGTGACGGACTCGACGAAGAAGTCCGCGCTCAGCCCCAGCTCTCCGTATGTGATGGTGATGCGGTCGCCGAGGGTCCGGGTCATCACCTGCTGCCAGTGGGCCGGGTCCGTGGAGGGCACCCGCAGCTTCACCGTGGGCAGGCGCTGCGCGTAGTGCGTCAGGATGAGGGAGGCGAGCGCGTAGGCGTCGTTCACCCCGGCCCAGGGTGCTCCGTCGGGGTAGTCCTTTTCCCCGTGCTGGGAGATGGAGACGGCATCCTGTGCGGTGACCTTGACCGTGTTCACGACTTTGATGGCCTGCGCGCGCAGCTGCATGGAGAGCACCTGTACCGCACCGCCCACGGCCGTGAGCGTGATCTGCGCCGAGGCTCCTGACGTCCGGGACAGCAGGACCGTCAGCGTGCCGGCGCCAGCGAGTGTGAAGTCCGTACCGACCAGGGGCGTTACCGCGTTGATGAACGGGTCGCTGCCGCTGATGTCGATCACCCGGGACTCGCCGTTGGTCAGGGAGATCGTGTCCGTGGACGACCACACGGCCGACAGGGACAGGTCCGGCTGGCGGATGTCCACGCTGAACGACACCGCGTTGACGATGTCCTTCCAGCCGTTGCTGTAGACGAACGGTGCCGTGAACCCGAAGCCGGTGACCGGCGGGGACGCACAGTCCGCCAGGGTCGACTGGGCGAACGTGGCCTGGCTGACCTGGGAGGTGGACTGGAGCAGGCGGTGATGCCGGTCGCGGAAGATGAAGGTCCCGTCGGGAGCCTGGTAGGCGACTGCGGGCGGTCCCTCTGACTTGACGATGTCCTGTACGGCGGTGAGGGCGTCCGTCCCCTCCACCCACCAGAACGGGATTACCGTCGCCCCGGGGTCCACGTCCCGGGGACCGGTCCAGCCGGCCTCGTCCAGGATGACGTTGATGACGTCCCCGGTGCGGACGGTCTGGTACAGGGGGGTGCTGAGTTTCACGTTCTGGAGCAGGGACAGCCTGTCCAAAAAGGTGAAGCTGACGTTGCGGTCGCCGAAGTCCGCGTGCACGTCGAAGTCGTCGATCTTCCCCTTGAAGAGGGGGTAGACCGTGGTGGCCCAGGTGACCTGGAACAAGGCGTCCCGGGCGGGGTCCAGGTTCCCGTACAACGGGCCGGCGGGGTTCTCCGGGCTGTAACTGCGGTCCACGTTGACCAGGCGGAGCGAGGCCGTGCCCACGGAGGCCGGGCTGAGCTGACGGGTCTGGTCCCGGCCGTAGCTGATGACGATGTCGTCTACCTCGTCCGGGGTGATCTCCTCTCCCGGGTCGGAGAAGTCCCCGTCCGCGTTCCAGTCGATCCCGAGGAAGTAGTCGGGCATCCCGGCCGTGCACGCGTTCCACGGGCCGGCGGTGGAGGTGACCGCCGGCGCCTTGGCCGTGAAGGAGACCGAGGCGGTCTGCGCCGTGGCCACGACCGTTCCCGCCACGGCTGCCGGCCGCAGCACGATCGACGCCATGGACGAGCCGTAGCCCACTGTCGCGCTGGCCGTGGTCGTCCGGACGGTCTGCGCCCCCGCGCTCAGGGCGGTGTTGCTGTCGTACTCGGCTGCCGACGGGGAGGCCGGGAACCCGGCGTCCGTGTCGATCCGCTCGACGTCCGTGCCCACAGAGTCGGTGAAGGTGCGGGCGTTGTCGGAGCCGATACCCCGGACGGTCATCAGCCAGCAGTTGGCCAGGGCAGTGGTGATGGACGGGTGGGCCTGTGCGGCGGTGCTGCTCTGCGTGGTCGATGTGCCCCACTCTCCGATCGGACTGGCCGTGTCGCAGCCGGTCCGGGCGGATATCCACGCGAGAACGTACGGCAGGCCCGTGGGCCAGGGGCTGGAATCCAGGGACAGGGTGACCGAACTGCCGAGGGCTCCGTTGTCGATCCGGTAGAAGAACGAGAAGTGCGACCAGCCCTGATACGGGGAGTTGGCCGAGGTTCCGGCGCTCAGGTAGAACAGCTGGGTCCAGCCGGCGGGGGTGGCCGGAGCGGTGTTGTTGTCGGTGAACACCGACAGGGTCAGCAGGTCGTTGGTCGTGTGCCCGGCGGGCATGGCCACCGTGGGGGAGGTTCCGGTGACCGAGGTGTCGACCTTGGTCGCTGCTCCGATGGCGCGGAAGCCGATGGCCATGCCTCACCCTCCCGCTCGGGTGATGATGCGGATACGCCCCTGCCGCTGCAACTGCTCGAACGACGACACCAGCCAGTTCTCCAGCTCGTACCGGGAACCGATCACCCCGTGGTTCTCGACCACCACCTGGACGATCTGCGCCCCCGAACCGGACCCCCGGCCGCCCGGAGGCGTGACCATCTCCGGGACGCCGGTCCCGTTGTACGCGGCCGTCCAGCCCGGCATCAGCAGCCCGCCGTTGTCGTACCCGCCCGGCCTGTTGAGCGCGGACAGGGAGCCGTAGCGGTGGGTGGCGTAGTTCAGGCCCGCGTAGATGTTCGCCGACGGGTTGACCGAGACCCCGTACATGTACGGGCCCGTCCCCCGGTAGCGGCCGGCGTAGGTCTGGAAGGTTCCCCGGATGACCTGCATCAGGCCGACCGAGGGGTGGCCCGCCTTCCAGTTGCTGTCCCAGCGGTTGACGATGTTCGGGTTGCCCCCGGACTCCTGGTTCATCCGGCGCAGGACGGTGGACGTCCAGGACTGGGACAGGTTCAGGATGCGCAGGATTCCCTGGACCGTGGACGTCCAGCGCTTCACGCCCGAGCCGACGGAGGCGAACGAGCCAGTCGTTCCGGCCCCGATGCTCGGGATCAAGCTGTTGTACAAGGCCTGTGCACTGGCCCTGGCCAGGTGCACGACCGCTGCGGTCACGCTGGAATTGATCGAAGCCTGGCCCGGGGCCGAGGGGCGTACGCCGATCGCACCTCCGATCGCATACCCGTACACCCCGGAGCGGGCGTTCGCACGCATGGCCTCCACAGCACCGTGGCCCCCGAACCCCTGGACCTCCTTGGCGGAGAGCATGTGCTCGCCCTTGGACGCGAAGACCATGTTGCTGTCGCTCGTGGATGTCCCGACACCGTTGATGGGGCCGCCGGACGCACGGGCGATGCCGCCGATGTTGGTGAATCCGGCGGAGTCCTTGGCCCCGAAGGCGACCTTGACCGCGACCGTCTTGCCGTTGACCCCGCCGAGGGCCTTGTTCACGTCGTCACGGAAGTTGTCGAACGCCTTGGACGCCTGCTTGAGCTTCCCGCCCACCCCGGGCACCCAGCCGAAGAGCTTGGTAGCCCCATGGATGATCGAACCGAAGCCGTCCAGGACTCCCAGGACCATCGCCCGGACGAACCCCTCTACCCCGTGCCACATGGACTGAGCCGCGCCCGGGATCGTGACCGTGAAGAAGTGCACCTGGGGGTCGATGAAGTTTCTCTTGATCAAGTTCCAGGCGCTCACGAAGAAGTTGACGAACGGCCCGGAGAACCAGTGCCCGACGTCCAGCGCGACCGACTTGACGAGACCCCAAGTAGCCTTCCAAGCCGTCTGGAACCAGGTGGTCTTCAGGGCGATGAAGACGATCGCAGCGACGAGGGCAGCGATGGCGATGATGACCAGGCCGATCGGGTTCGCTGACATGGCTGCGTTCCACAGCCACTGAGCAGCGGTCGCGATCCCCATGGCAACCTTCTGAGCGAACAGGGCAACCTTGACCAGACCGAGCTGAATGATCTGTAGGGCCAGAGCCCGTCCCTGGGCAGTCGTGGCCAGGGTCCAGATCAGGGTAGCTGCGGAGACGATGCCCTGCGCGATGGCGATGGCCTTCATCCGTATCCACAGGAGGACCAGGAGGGTGTTCTGAATGCCGATCTGGAAATTGCTCTGCCCCTCCGCCGTACTGAACAGCCAGGTGGCGGCTGCGGCGGCCGAGGTGTAGAGGGCATAGGCCTTCATCCCGATGTTGACGATGACGATCGCCTGGGCGAGCAGCTTGAGCACCGGGGTAGGGATCGCACTCAGGATCGAGGCCAGCGCCTGCGCCGTCTTGAGGCCGAGGCCCGACAACGGCCCCATGGCCGACACGACGGTGATGACCGCCTGGGCCACCTGTTTGAGGGTGTTCGCGAGGCCGGGACCCTGGCCCCTCATCTTGTCGAGCCACTGGTTGAAGCTCTTGCTCCAGCCGAGGTTGGCCCCGAATTTGGCGAACTTGGCCGTCATCTTCTCGATGCCGCCAGTGACCCCGGCGGATGCGGGCAGGAAGGCGTTCAGGATGCCGACCACGCCGACGATCACGTTGCGTGCCGTGTTGAGGAAGGTTCGCAGCATCCCGGCGCCGTTCCGGGAGACGTTCCCGCCGAACTCCTTGAACACCTTTCCCGCCGAGCCCTCCCCCAGTGTGTCCAGGAAGCTCATGATCTCCCGGGACACGCTGCGGACGATCGGGCTCAGCTTGGGCAGCAGGCTGTCCAGGAACTGGATGCCCCGGGTGAAGATCGGCATCGTGCTTCCGGCCAGGGATCTGGACCAGGCCTGCGTGTCGTCCTTCAGCTTCAGGAGGGCGTTGGAGGTGTTCTGGGTGGCCTTGGGCATGCCGCTCAGCTGGCCCTTGTACAGTGCATGGGCTGCGGCGGCCGACTTGGCTGAGGAGGTGGACGTGGCCAGGGCGGAGTTGTAGGCCTTGGCACGTTCCCGGGCCGCGTCCGTCATCCCTGCGGTGATCTTTACCTGCTGGCCGTACTTGAACCCGCCCTGCCGGGCCAGGTCCTGTGCGGTGGCGCGCGCGTTGGTCGCCTTGGTGCTCGCGGTCTCGGCGACCTCTTGCTGGGCCATGGCCTTCTTGATGTCGTCGAACTGGGGCTTGACCGCCGCACCGAACGCGGTAGCTGCCCCGCCGGCGACCGCGAACGCGCTGGCGAGACCGAGCGTGGCGACGGTGAGGGGCCCTACCGCCTGACTGACCAGGCCGCCGAGGGCGAGAGCTGCGCCCTGAGAACCGAGCGCACCCAGGGCCTGGATGGCTTTCTTGGCCGGAGTGGTGTCCGCATCGATCCGGACGAAGCCCGCCCCGACCAGGGTCCCGAGCAGGGCCATGTCCGATCACTCCAGTCCCAGTGCGGCCAGCTGCTGCTGGCTCTCGGTCTCGTCGTCCGTCCACCAGTCCGGGATCTTGAGCCCGTCCTCGGTCACCCGGGGCCTGCTGTCCGTCCGCACGGTGCTCATCGGGGTCTTCCACTGCGCCACCCCGAGTTCCGTGTCCACCTGCCGCTTGGCGTCGGCCGGGATGCGCCCGTGCTCGTCCCGGGGAATCTGCTGGAGGTAGGCGGAGTACACCACGTTCAGGAAGCGGTCGAAGGGGAGTCCAAGGAGATCGACACCACGTCCTGTGTGTTCTCCGTCAAGCTCGTGCCAGACTCCGGGCTGGGCTGCCCATCCGAGGAGCCGGAGGGCAGCTCGGTAGGGCGCATGCCGTACTCCTCGAACAGCCAGGTGATGACCTCTTCCACCTGGTCTATCGCGATGGGTTCGTCCAAGTCATTCATGCGGACCCGGAACCGTTCCAGGCTCGCGGGCATGAGTACCAGAGACAGCACCGCGTCGAACGCGGCCAGCTGCTCCTCCACGGAAGACGCCATGCTCAGCGAGGTGAACTGCCGGGCGAAGTCGATCAGCGTCTGCGCCGGGATGGGGGACTTCGCCGTGAAGACGTCGTCGTCGATCTGAAACTCGATCTTCTTGCGTTCCTTGGTGAAATTCCGCATGATCCGAATGCTAGCGCCGGAGCCGGCAAGATCTCCCCGCTAGCGTGCGGCCTCGCGCAGGGCGCGCAGCAGGAAGTTGTTCGGGTGCCGGTTCCCGGGGTGCCACACCTTCCGGGCGAACACGGTCCCTGTCTTCCCCTGGAACTTGAGCCGGGCACGAGGGTTCGGGGAGTTGCGGCGTATCCAGTGCGGCCGGGTCTTCTTGACCACGAAGATCGTGGCCGGGTGGGTGCAGGAGACGCGGACGTGGCCGCTCTCCTTGTCCACGGTGATCTTCCGCTTCATAGTGCCGGGAGCGAGCTGGCGGGCACGTCTGCCGACATTACGGCCCCGGCGCTGGAGGTCCCGGCTGACCGGCCCGGACGACCCCCGCAGCATCCGGTCCACCGCAGCATCGTCGATCTTCACCTTGATCGTGGCCATCACGCACGCTCCAGAGAGACGAGCACCCGCAGGTTGAGTCCGACGCAGCCGCCCTCCGGACCGGCGGCCTCAGCTGGGGTGAGCAGGTAGTCGCTGATCAGGTCGCTCGCCTTGAGAGAGCACAGCACGGCCGCCACGGCGTCCATCGTCTCGGCCATGTCCTGGAGCAGCAGCGCGGCGGAGGTGTCCAGCTCGGTCGCCGTGGGCGCGACGGACTGCCCGTCTGGCACCGGGGAGCAGCGCAGTACGGTGACCGTG